ATCATATGATAATAAATTAGATAATCAATTTATAACTAAAACAGATATAGTTCCAGCTGTAGAGTGTCCTTGTTATTATGTAGCTACATATAGTCAATTTTATAACGGACCTTCGGTTATACCTGGATATGAATGTGTGAATATAGATAAAGCTACTGCTCCTGCTTCATTTTCAACTGCACAAAGAGTTCAAAGTAATGCATGGAATAGAGATTATTGGTCAGGTACATATGAAAAACCTAGATTATATAATTTAGGGTTTTCTAATAATGGTTCTGGGATATTTAAAGAATTTGGATTTACTACATCTTCATATGGTGGTTTTGTGAGAGGTTATACAGACACATCTAATTATTTTAATACTGTATGGGTAAATGCTGATAATAATACTACAGAAGGTAGAATGAACTCGACTGCGGTTTGGGTAACTAATCAATTTTATACAATTACATCTACATCGTCTTTAGTTAATGGTTATTATACAAATGCTACACCTGTTGCTTATACAGTATCTAATTCTGTATGGGAACCATTAGATACATGGATTGGATTTTTATATACATTTATTCCTGTTTCAAATAAAACATATTACTTTGGGGTAAGTGGAGATAATTTAGTTAGGGTTAAAATAAATGGAACTACTCTAATTGATAGTAGTTTAGTTGGTAATGATGGAGGTGGAGGATTTCCACAATGGTGTATTTATCCAATTATATTAAATTCTGGAGTAAATTATACTTTTTCTTTTGAAGTTAAAAATGCTTCACAAGTATTAAGTTATGATATTTTAGGAAACCCAGCAGGATTTTCTGCTGAATTATATGATTTTACAGGTTTAACTGTAAGTTCAGGTTATCCTATTTTAACAGATGCTTTAACATATGGTATTACATCAACTGCTTCTTTACAACCTTATATTTTATTTTCTACAAAAGATATGAGTGGTCGCCAATGGGATTATGGTCAATCTGTTGGTTATTATTGTAATAATGGAGGTAGTTTATATCAAGATCCTAATACAGGATTATATATGTGTTTAGCGGTGGCTACACAATCATCATATAGTAATAATTGTTTAACTATTCCTTATTTCACTATGGATATAGATCAAACTATTAATTCATTAACAGCTTCTTTTAGATTTGGTGTTAATACTACTTATTATTCTGTAGATTGGGGGGATGGTTATATAGAAGGTTCTACAAGTAGTATAACTTTTACTCCAATTACGAGGACTATAATACCGGTAAGTGCTACTGCGGTAAATGCAAATTTAGGATATTCGCAAGCGTATTCTGATAGTGGTGCAGGTGGATTTTTGAATGGTAAATGTCGATTTAGTCATAAATATGCAAACCCTGGAATTTATACAATTAAATTTATATTTCAGAATGGAAGTGGACAAGGAATTCAAATGGATTTAAATGGGGTAAAAATTAAAAATTTAAAATTTTATAATAATTGGGCATCATCTGGTTCAATACCTGGAATTATTTATTTAAATAATAGTGAAATATCTATACCAAGACAAAATTTAATTATACCTCAAGTTGCATCTCCTACATTAACATTAGAAAATAATAATATTACAGTTTTTGATGTAGATAATTATTCAAGTTATATACAATTAGATTTAACATATAATTTTATAACTAATTTTAACCCAAGTTATCAAATAAATTCAGCTGGTTTATTATTAGATCATAATTCAATAACTAATTTTTTACCTAGTGCCACACTTAGTTTTTATTATGCAAATGGAAATGCAGGAATGAATAATGTATTATCATTATCATATAATAATTTAGTTAATTTTAATCCTTCTTTATTAGTTGGTTTATACCAATTAGGACTTAATAATAATAATATTACTACATTTAATCCAACTACACAATTACCAACAACTTTAGCTACATTAAATCTTCAACGTAATTCAATAAATAATTTTTCATTATTAAATAATCCAATTATATTAACATCAAATACATATTTTACATCTACCTTATATTTAGATTATAATACCACACTAACCTCTTTTAATCCATATTGTATAATAGGAGGTGTATCTCAGTCAGCTTTAAGTGCTAAAAATATTTCCATAACAAATTGTGGATTAACAGGTTCTTTTAGTCCAGATTACTTAATTACGATAACAGGGTCATCAATTGCATTGGACCATAATAATTTAACAAATTATGATCCAAAAACTTATTTAACAGGATTAGCTTATTTGAGTCTTACTTATAATAAAATATCTAATTTTGATCCTTCATATCAACCTTTACCAAGTACATTATTGTCATTAAATTTAAATAATAATTTAATAACTAATTTTAATCCTGTAAATTATACCTTACCTAATAGTTTACAATATTTATATTTAAATAATAATAATATATTAGGAATTTCAGGATCTAAAATTCCTAATAGTTTACAATATTTGTATATAAATAATAATTATTTAGGAACTTCATCCACTTATTTTTATTTAGATTCTTTACCAAGTAATTTATTATATTTAGATATATCTAATAATCCATTAATAGGAATTAGTGCAAGCTCATTTGCTAATGTAAATGGATTACAAACATTAATAATAAATAGTTGTCCTAATTATCATTATATGACACCTGATTTTAATTTAATTAAATTTACTGCAAGTAATTCTAGTCTTTCTATACAAAGCGGTAATGGATTTACAGTTTCATCAAGTGTTAGCTTTGATAATAACCTAACTTCAATTACTATAAATAATGCATATGTTAATAATGCATTATTTTATTTTAACCCATCATCTTTACCTACTAAATTAGTAAGTTTTAATTTTACACCAGGAGATAATTATGGATTATATTTATATAACTTTAATTTTGATTTATTTTTAAATACACAAATAAATAACTTTACTTTTAAAAATACATATATAACATCCGCTTCCCCTAGCTCATTATTACCTAGCACATTACAAAGTGTTAGTATTTATGGTACTTATTTATCTACAATACACCCATTATCTTATGTAAGTAATAATTTATTACCACCAAGTGTAACTAATCTTAATTTACAATTTGGATCTTTAACATCTTCTGTGTTAGAAAGTATTCTAACACAATTAGTTACTAATAACACATCTAATGGTAAAGTTTATATAAATAACCAATTTGGTATCACTACATCGGTAACCCCTGGTATGTCTGCGTCTTTACATACATTAATGAATAGAGGTTGGAGTTGTTATGCTACTGGTATTATAGGATATAACCCAATATTATTTGTATAATAATTTAATATATAAATTATGATTTACAATTTTAATGAGTATAAATTATTTGAATATTTGACACCAAGAGGTCTTGACCTGTATCATTATTTTAATCAAAGTATAGAGGATAAGAAAAGTTATTTACCTCATGTATATTATTACTTTTGGAAAAAATTTTTTAATGAAAAAGGTATTCAATATGATTCATCTGATTTAGAAGATTTTGAAATAACTGATAATATACAAGAAAATAATCCTAATTTATATAAAGAGTTTTGTGAATGGTTATATGAAAAAATTATAAACCATACTTTAAATATTCATAGTGCAGATTATCCAGCATGGGCTTATTATGACTCTCCACAAATAGTTAAAAATACTTGGTTAGTTCATTTTACAGATAATGCGGATAGTATAGTTAAAAATGGATTTACTAAAGGAGTAAGTGAGATTGAAAAATTAGCTTTAACAACACACTTAGGAGAATTTGATAAAAAATATGGTGGGTATAATTTTTGTTATACTCTAAATGATTATAAATCATATGCTAACAATATTAATCAAGAATATAAATACGGAAATCAAGTAGTTATATTTAAGGCATCTGGACTTAGAGTTTATCATAAAAGGGATAAAGAATATCAAACTATATTTTGGGGTAAAGAAGCTACTTGTGTCAATGCTATTGAGAATGAATATGGAGATTGGGTTATTAGGAGTAAGGTAGGTAAGAAATTATATGAAAATGAGAAATTAGAAAAGGTAGTTGATTGGGTGGTTAATAACTATGATCAATATAGAAAAGTTTTGAACTAAAAAAAGCAACTCTTAAGAGTTGCTTTTTTTGTAATAACAATAAACAATAAAACTTATTACAAATATACGAAAAATATTTATAATTAAAAAATTTAAATTATATTATCTAATAATTTTTCAGGTAAAATAAATCCATTACTTATATAACTAAAATTTAAGGAATCTTCTAAATCAATAATAACTAATTCACCATTTTTATTTAATCCATAATTATCTTGATTAGTATCACTAATAATTATGTTATTATTTTTACATAATGTATAAGATTTTACTAAATCATTATATATACTTAATAAATTTACATCTAATGTTTTTTTAAATTCATCTAAATATTTTCTTAAAATAGATATTTCTTTATAATCAAAACTTTCTAAATAAAGTCCCCATTTATCGTATATTATAATTTGTAAATCATATAATATATCACCTGTTCCTTTATAATTAAAATTTAATTTCCAATGACTATATAAACTAAGTAGTTTTTCTATATCTTTTGTTAATTTAGAAGAAATATTTATTTTTTCTTCTATAATATAATATATATCATTTATATTTTGGTTAAATATACTTTCAGGTAATTTTTTATAAAGATCAATAAACCAAGTATCTTTTCTTTTTTTAATTTTACCTATTTCATATATTTTTGGTAAAATAGGTAAATTAATATTTTTTTGTTTTATACAATTAAGTATTTCATAAGAACTATCTTCTATAGATAAAAATTTAATAATTTTATTATTATATTCAAATACTAATTTATAAGTTCCTTTATAAGAAGGATAAGTTAAAATGGTTTTTATTTCATTTTTTGTAAGTAAGTTTCTAAATGTTTCAAATAATTTTATATAATTCATTTATTTAATTTCTTTTTTAATCTATCTAATTCATATTGATTTAAATCAAATTCTATACTTTCATCACTACCTATTCTAGACCTATAAGCAATACTGACATTACCTTTTTCTACTTGCTTTGTATAATATACAAGTTTTTGTTCATCTGTTAATGTATCTATTTGATCATGTTTTAATTCTCCACCTTTTTCAATACATGCATTAATATAATAATTAGTATAATATATTCTATCTTCTTCAGGTTCAATCCAAGATAATTCTTTACTACTTATAGGAGATTTATATTCAATACATTTATCCATATAAAACTTCTTAAATTTATCTGATAAAAATATGAAAGCTTTATCACTAAGATGTTGTTTCTTTTTAATATAATTAACTAAATACACATACATTTGTTTATCTGAAAATAATTTTAGAAAATCTAATTTAATATAACTAGATCTAGCATTTTTTGCACAACTATCTAAAAATAAATTTTTTTGATTTGGGGTTAAACTATCAATCTCATTTAGAGGTATGCCTAATCCTTTATCAATACAAATCTGAATATATTTATTTTTTATTAATTTAGGACATAAGGAAAATTCATAATCTGTAAAAGGAAAATATTCAGTTCTATAACCATTTTTGGTTAAACCATGTGTGATACTTAGATCATCAAAGTCCGAAGTTTCAAAATAATAAAGTCTATTTTCAAAATATTTTAATCTTTCTTCTCTATTTAAATGGAGGATTTGATACTCTGTTTTCATAAATGAAGAATCAAATATTGTAGATTCATTAATGAATATTTTAAATTTTTTAATCATTTTTACAATTTTTTACTATACCTATATATAAAAAAAGGTGATAGATTTTTATCTATCACCTTTTTTAATATCTATTTCAAATAAAAAACTACCACAATCATATACTTTATTATATCCTAAACTTTCCATAATCTCAAATTCTGTTAAATTAGGATCATAACCTTTTTTAATTAATTCAGATTTTCTCCAATTAAAACGTGAACTTCTTTTATTATTCACTACATAAAAATAATTTGGCTTAGTTACATTTTTTAATTCAAATCCTAATTTTTCATATAAATTACCAATAGACCAAAATCTATCACAATAACTTATTATTTTTATTGGTTGATACTTTTTAATAAAATAATTCATTAATTTAGAAGCACCACCTACAACATTAGTATTAATCAAATTACAATAACGTGTTAATTCATAAACATCTTCTTTATTTTTATTTCCAGTAGATATTCTTAATTTGGAAAAAGTCATACAATTAACTAATTTATTATTAAAATAAAGACCTAATCTAATTAAATCATTACAATCTCCTTGAATATGATTATTTTCTAAAAAATCTTTACTTATATTTTTATCAATTTCTTTAATAACACATTTTCTAGCCCATAATTTATTATGAATTTTTTTCAAAATGTTTAAAACACGAGATTTAATAATTTCTTTTTTAAAAAGAAAATCATCCTCCCATATTTGTATCAAATGTATATTTTTCTCAATACATTTATTCATTTTTCTTAAATGATATTCATCATCTTTGAATTTATCACTATGCCAAAATATACCATTATATTCAAACCCAATATTTAATTCAGGTAAAAATATATCAATTTCATAAGGATAAATTATTTTTCTTGAATTAAAAATAATTTCCCCTTCATAGTTGTTTTTAATAAATTCAAATAACTCTTTTTGAGATTCTGAACAAGAATTAATTTTATTACATTCAGTACAAATAGTTATATTAGCTTTTATTCTATCGTTTAACATATTTTTATGGATTATAAATATATGATCATTATGATAAAATTCATAAATAGATGTATCTAATATCGAATTGAGTATTAAATTATAATTTTTAACTTTTTCCATAATATATTTTTTAAGATTTTCTTTTTGAATATTATTCAATTCTTTAGATTTTAAAATCATTCTATCACTTAAAATTTTACGAACTTTATCTGTCTGAGTTACATATTCTTTGCCAAATTTTTCTAAATTAGTTATTTTAATTTTTTCTTTAATAGAATCTAATTTAGATATATTATCAACTCCATATTTTTCTAAAATATTAGATATGTAAATTTTCTGAATATCTTTATTTTGCATTGGATTTTCACACCCAAATTTTTTTATATTAGTTTTAATTCTTTTTTGTTTTATATCATCACTATTAGCTTGACATTTTTTAGAACAAAAAACTAACCAACCATCTACACCATTTTTAAATTTAACATTATTCCCACAATAACATTTAGGTACTGCTGATAAATTATTAAAATAATAATATACTTTTTGTATCCAAGGTATATCATGAGATATACCTAAAATAGAAAAGTGAAGATTAGGATAATTTTTCTTTATCCAATCTTCACTTTTTCCCTTTATTTTTTCTCTTAAAATATTTAATTCCATATTATTATATATAAAAATATAATAATTGTTTTATTTTATCCATATACATTCGGATTATCAATAACATAGTTACCATCAATATATTCATCAATCCAAAAGTCAGCTACAAATTTAGCAGTTACATCCCAGATATCAGCTGTTCCCCAATCTAAAGCAATACTTTCAACTCCATAAATTTGTGCATTTTGAAAAGTAACTCTTCTTAATACATAACCTTTTCTATCATGTTGATTAACTATAACAGTTCCGATTGTATCTGATTTGTAATGTAAAGTACCGTTTTGAGAGTTCCATTGTAAATCGTACCAAGATTTTAAAGTATTCCAAACATCCATAGCGCCTTTGTTACTTACGTTAACTTGAAATTTAATATCAAATTCCTTTGTAGTAGTAGAAGGCATTGTTACAAATGCTCTTGTAGAATATTTGTATCTTTGTTCTTTACGGTCAATATCTATAGTTAAATCTAAAGTAACTGAAGTTGCTTCTTGTAATAAAAGAGCTACATCTCTTCCTTGAGCTTGTAATATAATTGGTAATACAAAGCTAATCTCAAAGAGGTTTTTATATACTGGTTCTTGAGGTAACGTACCTGGTCCTGCTGGATCATCTAAAACTGGTAATTGTGTATAATGTGGTAATGGCATACAATTAATTATTTTTTATTATATATTAAAATATTTTATCTTCCAATCAAAAAACATTTGTAATACATGGTATATATTAGTTTTATAAACTGATTTTTTTCTTTTCTAGAATATTAAAACTTGATTCATCTACTTCATTAAATTCATCATTATAATATCTACCTGAATCTAAATATTGAATACTAAAAAATAGCGAATTATCTTCATTTTTACTTATATCTTTAATAACTCCTATTTTTTTATTTTTTAGTAAATAAACAATAAAAGTTATTTTTCCATTTTGGATATTTTTTATATCTTCATCTGTTATTTTATAACTTTTATATTTATTAATTAATTTATTTAGATTATCTAAATAATAAGACGAATCAACAAGTTTTGTTTTCCATTCTTTATACCAATTTCCTAATTTATTTTCTAATTCAGAATCTATTTTAAATTTATTTTTAGTACATGTTTTAGAATTTAAAAACTTTTTAACTATATTATCAATATCACCTGTATAATTTTTAGAAAATACAATAATATCATGATTACAAATAATACTATTAACACTATTATCTACAAGAATTTTTTCCCATATTTTTCTTATTGATGAGGATGAACTTGTACTAGAAGTTAAGTAACCTACTTTATGTATAAATGCTTTGTAAATAAAAAAAGATATTCCATTACCTCTTAAAGTAGTTGGTATTCCACTTAGTTTATACGAATACCAATTCCTAACTTGTCTTCCTGGAAAATGAACTCTATTTAGATGATCAGTTTCTAATGTAAGATACATATATTTATCTGCTTTATTAAATTCCGGATTTTTTTCAATAAGGTCATTTATTTCCTTAGTAAAAAGTATTTGATATATTTCAAAATTATCTCCATAGCCCCTGTTTAACTCTCCTGTTTGTTTATACATTGGGGAACTTTTATCTACTTTTTTAAAATCTATATCAAATTCTTTTTTATCTTTTTTAATTGGAGTTATATTTAGATATTTATTTTTAATAAAATTTTCAATCCACTTTTTTAATCCTTCTTTATTAATAGAATTATTAATATTATTTCTAAATTTATTTAATAAGTCTTTATCGTTATTTAATAATTCTTTAATTTTAATAAAATTTTTATCACCCACTTTTTCTGGATTTTGAATTTGATTTAAAGTTATTTTATCATCTATAATAGTTTTTAATTTATTTTCTAATTCTAAATTAGTTTCATAATCATTAAGTAAATAAGAACCTTTTAAATCTTCCTTTTTCAATTCTAAGATAAAGTCTAAATATTTTTTTATCATAATTTATATATTAAAACTATTAAATATAATTTTCATTTGTAATACATGGTATATATTAGATTTATAAATTGAATTTTTTCTAATTTATTATTTAAACATTTTTTTATAAATACTAGGAGCTTTTTTTAGATCTAATATTTTAGCTTTAATATTTTTAACCTCATTATCAATAGCCTTTTTTAATCTATGATGCCCATCTATAATCATACCATAAGTACCATCTAAATTTTTACATATGATTATAGGATATTTAAGATCTGATTTTTGTGCCCTTTCTAAAGTTTTTTTATCTTTTTTATCTAAGTGAATACATTTATCTTTAATATCTTCTACCTTAATATCAACTATTGGTTCATCTTTTAAAAATTCTTGAATCATATGGATAGTTATAGTTTTTTCTTTACCATTTATATCCATTGTCCAACTTGTTTCATTGTAATTTTTATCAACTTCATTATCTTCTAAGATAAATTCTAAATATTTTTTAATCATAATTTATATATTAAAACTATTAAATATAATTTTCATATAAATAAAAAATATATTTATAAATGGAAAAAAATCAAAATGAAGAAAACCTAAATTTAGAAGAATTAATAAAGAATATAGTAGGTAATCCTAAATTTTTCGAACAAAATAATGTCTCTAACGAATTTTTATTAGAAATTATAGATGATATTTTAGTACTAGACCAATACTATTTATTACACAGTATAACACCTGTTTATACTTTTGAATTAGATACCGTTAAGGCTTTAATAGCTAAAGGACATCTTGAATTAGAAGAATTACAATACTTAACTTTAAATACTTATTTTAATTTTGATAAAGACTTTATTACTGAATATCAAGATCATCTTAATTGGAATAAAATTATTTTAAGAAAAGCAAATGTAACTGGTTTAGTTAGTTTTAATAAATTAGAAAGACAAAAAATAGAAGAATTAAATCTTTGGGATTTAGCTAGCTCTTTTCAATTAGAGAAAAAGTTTATTAAAAGAAATAGACAATTTTTAAATTGGGAAATTATTAGCATAACTAATGACTTCAAACAAGAAGAATTATCTGACTATCCAGAATTAATTAACTACAAAGCAGATGGTATTAAAGAACCAGTAACTATTATTGAAACACCTTCTTTAAATGAAGATGGATTCTTAGCATTTGATAATGTTAAACCTATTGATAATGAAGTAACTGAAAATTTTCATGATTTAAGAAGAGAATTATTACAAAGACAAAAAGATCCAAATGCTGATACCAAAGAGATAATAGAAAAAATGGCAGCTATTAGAAAAGAAAAATTTAAGGATATTACACCTAATCAACTAAAATCTGAGATAAAAGCAGAAGATATACCCGAAACTCCGAATATGGTTAAATTTGAAGATGATGTTTATGAAATAACTAAACCAAAAACTACAATAAAAGAAGAAATTATTGAATATTCTAAAATACTTAGTCATAATATATTAAGTCATACTTTTTCTCAAAAGTTCACAATACCTGTTGGAAATACAGATCCTGAGTTAGCTAAACAAGCTTTAGCAGAATTAATTAATAATTGTCAACAAGATGTTAAATTTGATGAAGATAAAGGAGAATTAATTTTAGATGGTAAGACACAAATTCCTTATCAAAAAGATATTTGGTTCCCTTCACCAAATGAAGAAACTTCAAAGGTAGAGTTAATAACAGATACTCCAACAACTCCATTAACGGATGTTTATGTACCAGTTAAAGAAGAAAAGAAAACATCTACAATTGGTAAATTTTTTAACAAAATAAAAAACATATTTAATGGCAAATAAAATATTTTTAATAGGAGACTTCCATCTATCCCTTGGATTTCCTAATAAAGTTGATAAATGGTTTAAGGTTTCACAAGAGTATTGTGAAACCTTCCTTTTCCCTTTAATGGAAAAAGAATTAGATAAAGATGATATAATAGTTCAATTAGGAGACTTATTTGATAATAGAGACGTAGTTCCTATTAATATCTTAAATTATGCTCAAGATATATTAGAACGTATGGCTTCTATTTGTCCTGTACATGTTTTGATAGGTAATCACGATATATATACAAAATCTACAAATGATATAAACTCATTGAAAAGTTTCAAACATATTCCTAATGTTAATATTTATGAAAAGCCTGAGCGAATAGAATTTAATAATAAATCTATTTTGATGATGCCTTGGATTGAAAAGAAAAGTGATCAAGTAGAAGTTCTTAAAGAAAACTCAGGTAGTGATTTTTTATTCTGTCATTCTGATTTAAATGGGGCAAGAATGCATTTAAATTCAGTAGCACATAAAAACCTACACAAAATAGATGTAGAGGATTTTGATGGGTATAAAGGGGTATATTCAGGACATATACATATTCTACAAAGAAATAAAAACTTTACTTTTGTTGGATCTGTACATGAGATGGATAGAAATGATATAGATAATCAAAAGGGTATTTTTATTTTAGATACTGATTCAGATACTGAAAAATTTGTACCAAATAATGTATCACCTAAATTTAAGAAAGTTTATTTAAGAAAAGAGGATGATATAGATAGTTTGGATAAGATTGATAAAAAGGATTGGATTGATTTATTTATCTCTAATAGTTTATTAATCAATAATAGAAAGTTAAGAAGAAAAATTGAAGGTGTATTGGAAACTGGTAATTTTACGAGTGTAGAATATATAGATGATATTACTTCAAAAACAGAAGAGGTTGCTCAAGTAGATATAACAAGTATTTTAAATGAGGGTGATATATTAACAATATCAAATGATTATAAAGATATAATTCAAGGATATATTTCAAATATGGAATGGGATAATAAAAAGATTAAATCAGGAGTGTTAGATGAGTTTGGAAATATATTAAGAATATATGAAGAGAATTATAAAAATAAAAAATAAATATGAAAGAACAAGAAGTAGAAGATGTGTTAATGAAGTATCAATGGGATTTTTGTGGTTTAGAAACAAACCAAAAGATTTATAATGAATTAGGAAAACCTAATATTAATGTTGATCTTAATATAAATTTAGGTATTAATGATTGGTTTAGATTATTAGGAATCAATAAAGAAATAGTAGTAAATAAGGTAGAAATCAGGAGTATTAGATGAGTTTGGAAAAATATTAAGAATATATGAAGAAAATTATAAAAATAAAAAATAAAATGGAACATTTTAAAGTTATTAAAAAAAATAAAAGTGAAGTAGCTTTTATAATAAAAGATAATGAATGGTATGTATACGATGCTGGCTATAAAGAAATTTTTTATAACCTTGATCCTATTAAAGTACCTAATTACGTAAATCCTGAAGAAAGTTATACTAATTATAAAATAGAAGATAAAAAGAATTATCTTTTACAATTATTCAAATCAATTGATTGGAATAATTGCGAATATATAATACATACGGATAAAGATCCTTTTTATTCAGATATATCTGTATATTTATTTGCTGAAATAGTTTATAAACAATATACAATATATAAACAAAGGGAAGAAACTATAAACCTAATTTTAAAAAATTAAAAAGAAATAAAAAAGCAAGGATTATCTTCCTTGCTTTTTCCATGTTATGGTGATTTTATCTTTATTAAAATCAATTATTTTTTGAACTTTTACATCAAAAGATTCATATTGAATTTCTTCTATATCATAATTATCAAAGTTATTTAATATTAAAGATATAATTAATTTTTGATATTCAATTGGTAATATTTCTATTATCTCAAAAGAATATGGTAATGTTTTTTTAGATTCTAAAATATTTTTTTCTATACATATTTTACATTCTTCTGGGTACTCTAACAAAATATCTTCTACTATAATAGGACCATGAAAAAAAACTGCTTTTTCTTCAACTACCATTTTTTTATATATTTCTTTAAGTCTTTCTCTTAAATCAAGATACAATGAATCTTCTAACCATTCACCTTGTTTTAATCCTAAATCAGCTGCTTCAATAAATTCTTCTTCATTTATATCTTCATCAAAATCTATACCTCCTAATCCATTTTTATCTATATAAGGTCTTTTTGGACCTTCCCAATCCATATTTTGTAGTTCTCCATTTTTGTCAATGTGAGCTTCAAATTGATTAAAGTTTTTTAAATTTTTCATAATTAATATATATATATTAATTATGATTATTAAAAAATTTAATGACTTTATTTTAAATGAAAATTTAAAAACTTATCCTTTTTTAACAGTATCTAAATATTTAGATAGTTTAGGATTAGAAGAAAGATATGATTACTATAATATGTTTGGGGCAGATAAAATTTATATAACATTGCGTCCTACAAATAAACATTTATATAAACAAATAATTACTAAATTAGAAAATTTTTATGGATGGTATTTAGCATTTGTTAATAAAAAAGATTTTACAGATGATAAAGATGTTAATTTTTATAAAGATTTTATTGAAGAGTATATAGAAGGTAATGAAGAAAAAGATAATCAAGATGAGCCTATAGGTAGATTATGTTTTGAACCTAAATATGATAGAATTATAGATTATAATGATATTCCTGATAAGATATATCATATAACAAATAGTAGATTTTATTTTAAAATAATGAAAAAAGGACTTATACCAAAACACTTAGATAGAATTAGTTATCATCCTGATAGAATCTTTTTTGGAACTAGTGAGGATATTTGTATGGAATTAGCAAGACACTCAGATTTTGAATTAAGACAACCTATTATACTAACAATTGATGCTAAAGGGTTAAAAGAAAAAGGTTTTAAATTTTATGAAGATTCTAATCTTCATGATGGAGGTATTTATGTAATCGAAAATATACATCCTAAATATATTATAGAGTATAAAAAAATTTAATATTATTAATATTTAATAATCTTTAATACTAACTCACCATCTCCTTTAATAAGTCTATGGTAAACTTCTGCTTTAATAAAGATTGGTTTATCAAAACAAATTGGTAATTCATTATCTCTTTGAAATTGCCAATTTGTTTCTCCAACACATTCTATTAAACGATCTTCCCGATCTCTATGCCATTCTAAATCTTCTACATCTATATCTTTATTAAAAGTTCTGATATAGTAATTATCTTTTATTTCTTCACTAAATGGAAATTTCATCTTAATAATTTATATATTTTACTTTCTCTAAGTAATTTTTCATCAAAAATTACTTTTATTTCACCATTTTCAAAAGTTCTATATGCTTTATTATATAATAAAGTATCTAGTATAACTTCATCAATTATAATTTCTAATTTATTTTGAAAGTAATATCCTTTTTTCTTAAACAAAATTTTATATGATTTTAAAATATCTAAACAATCTTTATTAGTACTAGGAATTTTATTTATATTAAACTTTTTAATAATTTTTTTATTTATTTCTGAATTATATTCTATTAAAAAATTTTTTAATAAATTAAAATCTATTTTTTTATTATTAAAATCAAAATTTAATAATTCTTCACTATATTTCCATGCTTTAGATTTTTTTAGCTCTAAAAATAAGTCATCTTTTGAATATGTTTTTGTTTTATTTAATTCCATTAAATAAGTATAAGTTTGTGCAACTCTTGCATTTATTTCTTGATTAAAAGATAAATATAATAAATATATAAAATAGTTTAAAAATTCATTATTATATTTATTTCTTATATTATATAATATATTAGCATTATACCATTGAATATCATAATTATTTTTATTTATCTTAGTTATTCTATTATATATCTCATATATATGAAGTAATTCATGAGTTATTACTACTTTTAAATTTGATAAATCTAAATTAGTTATTAAATCTATAATTGGGTTTTCTAATTCTTTACCATTAAATTTTCCAAATTGTGAAGTAGCATATATATCTTTTCTATTATTATCTATAGTTAGATTAATTCTAAGATTCTTTATTATAAATTTATCATAAGAAAAAGAAAAAAGATTAATATTTTTTCCATTTTCTATAAAATCTATAATAGAATTATAGACTTCATCTATTACAGATTTTAAATCTTCAGGGATGCCTCTTCCTTCATTTATAGGTTCTAATAAAGGATCATAAGTAAAATAATTTTCATATGATGTTATATATTTATTCATTATTTATATATTTAAATTTATACCTCATAACATTTCCATCCTTTATAAGTTTTTTCAGTATTTTTTATTTTTACTAAATTACCAGCATATAAATCTTTATCTTTACAATAATTTTCTAAATTATTTATTATTATTTCTTCCCCACTTGGATTTATTAATTTCCAATTTTTAGATCTTTTTATATTAGTTTCAATTCTTTTTTCTGATCTCAACTTTCTATTTTTAGATTTTTCATGTTCCGCATTAAGGTCTAATTTATTAATTAAATTTAAATAATATTCACCTATTTTAGGATTTTTATTTATAATAAGTCCAGTATCATGATAATTATACTTAATATTTAATTCTTCTAATAAATAATCGCCTGAATTATAATCATTAAATATATTAATAATATCTTCTTCACTCAATAAATTTTTTTTCTTTCTTAAATCATATATTGTTTTTAAATCAATATATAATTGATTATATTTTCTTAATTGATATTTACATTCAATAATAAAATTATAGTCTTTTTCTTTTAATGAATAAAATTCTATTATTTCCTTATCTTCTTTATTGTTTAAATATTTATGTTTAAATATTTCTCTTATAGTTTCCTCCAAAATTATATCTTTAATAATTTTTTTCCTTTCTTTAGGTAAAGTTTCTTTTTTTATTACAGACTTTCTACCTAATTCATAATTAAAGTTAATACCTAATTCTTCTTTAATATCTTTATAATTATTTTCATTTTTTATTAAATGAGTTATTGATGATTTACTAATCTCAAGTATATTAGCAATATCAGAAATTGATTTTTTCTCAATTTCGTAAAGTTCATATATTTTTTTTATATTCTCAGAATTTAAAATTTTAGATAATTTATTTTCTTCAATATTTAAATTATATTTTTCTTTAACATATTTATATTTGTCGGTTCTAGTAATAATACTAGAAACAACCTCTTTTTTTATTTTTAATTTTTCTGAAATCTCTTTGTAAGAGAAATTTTCATTAAATAATTTAATTATATTAATTATTTCATCATCAGATAAAGTTCTTAATCTTTCAAACAATTTGATTTTATTTTCTAATGTATGTTTTACTCCTAAACAATTTCCAGCAGTTGGACTTCTATTATAGCCAAATTTTGGGCTTGATGATTTATAGAGATCAATATAATATTGTTCTCTTTCTATACATTTAACAGGGTCAACTAATTCAATAATCTCAAATTTATAATTTTCAAAATTTTTATTATTTTTATTAAAAGAATTTTGTAAATAAACTGAATGGTGTTTATTATTTAATAAAAGTCTTATATGAGCACTAAATCTTCTTATTATTTTATTAGCAGAGCTACCTATATATACTTTATCATTTAGTAAATTGGTTATTTTATAAATTCCTGATTTATCTAAATTTTTGTATTGTTCTAATGGTAATAATTTTTTTATAATTTCTATATTTTTCATAATATTATATATTAAAATATTACTTTCCCTTAAAACATTTTTTATTAAATCATAAAAAAGATTACCAATATCCACCAGTCTTACCAGAACCTGATAAATTTTTATATCTATTTAATCTACAAGACCAGTAGCCTGGTTTTGTTCGATCTTTTTTTGCTGCTGAGCTACAATTATGGCGTTTTGAAAAATTGGCTCTAGCCTTGGCATTACCTGTTCTAGCTCTTAATCCACCTTTTTTATCACCAAAACTAACTTTAATTACTTTTCCTGATTTAGGATTTTTAACATAAACTTGGTATTTTTTTGGACCAGAACTTCTTGTAGGATGTCCTAATTTAACTTTTTTACCATGATATTCTGCTTCATTTAATTCTTCAAAAGGTAAATCTAATGGAACTAAATAACCTTCATAATAATCAAAGTGTCCTAAATCAGTTTCTTCAAAAAGAACTTTATCTTCGACACAAATGTTTATGGCTTTTTTATCAAAAAGTTCTCTAGATTCTTTTAGTAATTCATAGAATGAATCTGAACCTGATCTAAATATATTTTCAAAAATAGAAATATCTTTATCTATATGGTATTGTAGATTTTCAGATACTTTTACTTGTTCAAAATTAATAATGTATTTCATTTGTATAATTATATTTTATGTTTTATATATTAAATTTAATAACTGATTAGGTTATATTTAATATATAAAAATAATAAAAAAATTTTTTAATGAATACACAATCTTTAGTTTTTTTTGATAAAAATGGAAATGGTTTAAATTTTGGTTGGAGCACAAATCAAAATTGTTATACAGGTGAATTACTATTTGAAGAAAATGGTTCCGATACTTTCAAAACTTTAACAGTATATACTTTTGAAGAAGTTGATCCTTTTGATTTTCAATTATCAGGTTTATTTTTAGATAAATTTCAATTATTTAATGAACATGGTTTTAATTTTAGAACAAATCCAAATACATATTCTATTGTAGATAAGGTTGAGGCCGTAAATGAAAATATCAACTTTTACTCAAAATGGATAAGTGGTAAAGATTTTGATAAATTATTTCCTATTGGATCTGAATTTACTTTTGTCTCAAAAGATACAGAACTTCATGATTTTAATATAAGTAATAAAATCTATAATGTTATATCAACTAAACCAGGATCTATAATGGTATTGGGACAAACTAATAATAAAGAATTTTCTACATATACTTCAACCACTGCTAGTATAACTACAATTAGTGGAATTAACGCGATTGGTATAAAAGATTATTTAATTGGGAATTCATCAAGTATTAGTAGTTGGTCACAACCTGATTTTTATGATAAATTATATGATAGTATCAAAACGCATGGAGAGAGAATTGTTAATGTAATTAATACAAAAAATAATGATGGAGTTTATACAGCAAATCATATTTATAATGATAACATCTATAACAATTGGGTTATTAATTCAAATGACATACCTTCTGGAAATAATTTTATTTTAGAATATGATATACTAACACAATCTCCCTATATTTATAGAGGGGATGGGTTAAGTTGTTCTAATCATATAATTCAACTTAATTATTCAATATTACCTGATTATAGAGCAGGTTATAAAATAGAAATAGAATCACAGGATACGTCAAATGAATTTACTATAAGTAATTTAACAATTGCTACATTTAGTAATTTTGGTATTAGAGATTTAATATTTTATAATAAAGGAGTACAATATTCATATAATGGGGTAGTTTATGAATGTATTACATCTTATACCCAATCAGCAACTTCAAGTATTTATCCAGATAATTCTACTTATTGGAGTAATCTAATTTCTTATATTAAGATAAGTGAAAATTTATTAAGTCAAAGTATTATAAATAATGGTAGTATTCGATTATTAAATAATAAATTTATTTATTCAACAAGTGGTAATTCTGCAAGTAATATTACATTAAACTCTTTTTATGAAACATATAAAAGTTATTTATTAACAGATTATATTATCCCTTCAATAATAACTAATGATGATTTATCAAGTACTTTAACTTTAACAAGTAAATTTCCTGATAATTATTGTGATGTTAAAGCTTATTTTGGTTCAATTACGGCAAGTAATATAATTAGTAATAATATACCAAAGAATGAATATGTTTTTGGTGTTCAAGAAAATTTAATAAATGAAGAAAATACTAATATATCTAAATTAACTAATAAAAGTATTAGATTTGAAAATTTAGATAAATATGGTTTCTTATTTACTATAAATTCTCAAAAATATCATACTGCCGCTGATTTAACTTATAAAAATGGAATATTAGATATACCAAAAGTTATTGAGAATACTATATTAAAATTTAGTTCAGATTATTCAAATGACTTATATAATTTAGGTATTTTATTATCATATACCCAATCTGTATTTGCATCAGCTTCTTGTATAGATAATTTAATTTTTAATACAATATTTCCAAATACACCTTTAGTTTTATCAGTATCTACAGATAAAAATAATTATCAAATAATAGATGATTTTTATGTTGAATTTTATAATATTTATAACAATCTGAATATAACTATTAATAATACTACTTATGGTGTACAAGCAGCTACTTCAAGCTCTACATATGTAGATCCTACTTTACAATTATGGGTAAATACTTGGGCTAGTACATTATATAATTATGGTATTATTGTTAACTACGGTGCAGGTATATATTCAAATAATTTATATTTTAGCAAAATATATACTACAACTAATATAGATATATTAATAGATTGTGGTAAATCTTCATTACCAGGAGAATATTTTTATAATATAGTTCCAATAGATATTGAGAATACAGGATCTATAATTACATCAAATGCAGTTGGTTTAATAAATGAAGAGGATAGTTTTAATCAAGCCAATTTATCATCTGGTATGATTGTTGGAGTTAATGGAAGTAATCAAGTATTGGATAATAAAGAGTATAATATATTACAAGTTACTAGCACTAATATAGTACTTAGTTATATAGGTCCTTTTAGTGGAGGTGATTATACTACACCACCATTAAGTACTTCACCATATGAATTAGATTCATTTAATACTAATTCATTTGTTGGATTAACATCAGGTAGTTATATAACACAATCTTATACATCATCTACAACTACAGGATACCAAAGTGGGTATCCTAATCAATATGGTATTTTAGATCCTTTATATAATCCAATTCAAGGAATATGGTGTAAGACTAGAAAGTTTTTAAGATATCCAAGAGATAGATATATCGGACAACCAAGTACTCAATATGTTTGGACTTGGGAAACTGATGATAATCCTGATATTTTTTTGTATGATTTTTCAGGAGATCAGTTAGGTAATAATGGTAAATTAACTTATCAAGGTCCTAAACCTTTAACAAATATATATTTAAATAAATCTCCAAATTCAGATATAACTAAAATATATGATTCATCAGCTCAACAAACAATATTTGGTTCAGTTTCATATACTTTAGAATACCATGATGCGGAGGATTTATCTAATGTTCCAGTTGCTTTGCCTGTGTTTTTAGGGTATAATTCTCAAAATGAAGGATATTCTAAATCTAGGTTACAATTAATTTATAAAGAGAATGTAAATTTTACTTTAAAAACTAATTTGAATAATATAATTACCTTCGAAAATATATTAGATAATTTAGGAAATAATACGGGTAAAATCTCAATCAATTACAATTCTACATTAAGTTTTTTATTTGATAATAATGGAAATTCTACATGTCTTAAAGTAGGGCAAGATATTAATATTTTTGTAATTGATACTACAAACACAAATTCTAAATATATTTCTAATAATAGTGGTCTTTCATTAAATATACTTGAAATATATGATAAAGAAATTATAGTTAGTTATAATGATGGTATTATATTTAATAATGAAACTACTATGATTACCAATTTTCCAAGATTAGGAAGTGTTACTTATTTATCTTTACAAATAAAAACTATAGATAAAGTTATTGGTAGTTTCGATATATATGGACAAACTGAAATAGAAGATATTCGTTATAAAACAATATTGGATAATTTAGGAAATAATATTAATGCTGATGATGTATTTATATTTAATGAATATGATATAAAAGAACAAGGTTATGATTGGGTTTATTTAAACAAGAAAAGAAAAGAAATGTTCATGTATAAAAATGAAATATTTCCTTATGTAGGTTCTTATAAAGCAATTATAAATGCTATAAGATATTTTGGATATAATGATTTGGAACTTTATGAGTATTATAGAAATGTAGATATTAATTCTCAAGAATATGGACAATTAAAGAAAATTGAAATACCAGATATATTTGATAGTAGTGTTATAGGTTGGAATGAGATTGATTATTTAATTAATACATATCCTAATTCTAAATATGATATTACTAATGAATTTAATTTAACTTATTTAATTACAGATAAAAAAGGTAATAATATATTAAATTATTCTTTAGAAGAAGTAATTATTAAATTACAAGGATTAAAAAGATGGTTAGATACTAATGTTATACCTGTTACTCATAAAATTTTAGATATAACTGGAAGAGCGGATTTCTTAGATCCCACTTATATAAAACATAAATCATACAAAACAACTATATTAAATACATCACAGACAATGTCTCCAATTGATTTTAAAATTAATGAAGCATATTTAATGCCTATTAATTCTGGTAGTTCTGTATATAATGTTCATTTTGATTTTTATACTTATTCAACTATACCTGATTATTTTACTTTAAAAGTAAAAACTTATCAAACTTTCCCTGAGTGGTATCCATTTAATACCTATAATTTAGGTGATATGGTTTCTTATTATGAAATAAATTATATTTCAAATACTAATAATAATATTTTAAATGATCCAAGAAAATATGTAAATACAGCAACA